TACTTTGCCATTTTTATTAGCATCTAATTTGTGTTGATCGCCAGTGAGTTCTTCATCTACACCACTTAAATCATCTACTTTATCTACGTCTTTAATATTTTTCTTAGCTTGAGCCATTCTTTTTTTACTTTTTACATCATGACCCATTTCGTGATTGTCTTCTTCAACTTTTTTCTTTTTCTTCATCATATGACCATGATGACGTTCATGCATAATTTCTACATCTTCAGTAAAGACAGTTTCATTACCATGATCGAATTTAACTGTATACCAAGAAATATGTCCATTCTCATCAGGAACTTCGTGTTGTCCTTCAAGTACTAATCCTTCTCCAAAGACATCATGATAGACATGTTTAGCACACCAATGCTCAACATATACTTCTGTTGTTTCTTCTTCCATAGCATTTTTTGTAGCTGTAGCATACATTACTTCTTTAGCTTTATTGCCATACTCTTGTCTAAATTGATTAAAGTTTTTTTTCATACCTTTTACTATATCCTCTTTTTTTTTAACTTGAGCCTTGGTCATCTTGTTGTGATTGGCCATCTTCAGATCCTTGGTTAAAAATATGACTTGCTATATTTCGTTTATGGTCATCCATAGCTTGCGTAATCTTTAAAGATAATGAGTTCTCAAAATCTTCTTTTGCGACTGAATTATTACCATCTATAACATTAGTTACAAAATTATCGACGTAATTTGGTTGAACTTCTTGTTCTAACTCAGGTTCTGCTGTTTCTAATTCCGACATAATAATTCCTTTTCATTTATTTATAAGATTTTATTACTCTTCTTGTTGTTGAGGAGGAGGATTTTCTTGTATATCAACATCTATTTCCTCTATTTCTTCATCATTTAACCTAAGAACATTCTTTTTAATGTAATTATCAGAATAAAATCTACCAACAAATGGTTGCATCTGTGTTAGTAAATCAATTCTATTTCTCATATTTTCTGCTTCTTTCATTTCCTGAAAATATTGATCTTGCGCATAAGAAAAACTTATATTTTCTTTTAGATCATCAAAATCAGAATCTGTTACAATATTTTTAAGTAGAAGTTGAGTCCTTAATAGATCAGTAAATAAATGATTAAACTTTTTTCTTAATCTGTTTATAAATTTAATAAACTTAATTTCTTCGTGTGTGATTTCTGCTTGGCGGCCAAAGTTAAATCCAGATGATTGTTGAAATCTAGATACTGGAATATTTAAAGATTGATAAACTTTATTTTGAAAATATTCAATGTCAGCTATTTCGCCAAGATTTGAACCGCCTGGCAAAGTTGTTATTTCAGTTCCTCTTCCACCTTCTCTTCTTGGTAACCAAAAGTCTTCTAACATTGTCATGAACTTTCGATCATCTTTAACATCACCAGTGGCAGAATCATAAACTACTTTATTACGATATCTTGCCATGATATCTCTCATATACTGTTCTGCTTTTAACTTAGGAAGATTACCAACATCAATGTAAAATATTCTTCTTTCTGGAGCTCTAGCTATCCTATAGATAACTAACGAATCAGTCATCATTTTTAATTGATTAACGGGTTTTATAGCTTTATGAAGGTAACCAATTACTAAACTTCTCTGAAGATCCATTATACCTGATGGACAATACGCAATAGTATCTACTGCAATTTTTATACCTGCTTGTTGATCACTTGTGGGAGGAATGCCTGGACTATAAGATAGACCTTTCTCATTATAAACAAAATACTCCTCAATTTTTTCTACAAGATCTACACCACTTACATCTTTTTTCTTTTTTATTTGTCTTACTTTTTTTATTTTTCTAGGATCAATATATCTTAATTCTTGTATACCATTAGTAGTATTTTGTTTATCGATTAATTTTTGATAATATATTTTTCCATCTACATACCATCTTCTGAAGATGTCATGTGCTTTGTCATTAAAATCAAGAAGTTTTTTTATTTTATCAAATTCAAAAGTTATAGTTTTCTTTAAACTTTCTGATAAACCTGTATTATCTAAATTAATTTTAACTGGATCTTCATTATCTACTGCTGAAATTGCTTCAGAAATAATTTCTTCTATAGCATTATCACAATCTGGATAACCTGCTATTTCTCTATATCTTGAAATTAAGTCAGCTTCACTTCTTGTTGACGCGTCTATGTCTACAAAAGTGCCATAATAGCCTGCTGATGAAGCTGTGATTGCTCCGTCTTCAGAAACCGGAGATACTATTGATTGTGTAGTAAAATCCGGTTTCTTCTGACGTTCAATTGTGAACCCAAATAAGTTAAGTGCCATAATAAAAAATAAACCTTAAACTGAAATGTTAAATAAACCACCCAATACATCAGATCCAAAGTTAGTTGGAGAATCAGTTACTACAAATGACTGATATTGCCATGTAATAGTAAACGTTGATATCTGATCATTGGCTCCAAAGTCTAATGCTACAGGAGAAAGGTCTACAGGGAAACAGTCTAATAGCTGATAACTCTTTAAAACATTTCCATTTCTATCTAATTGAAATACATCTAAGTTTTTCTGATATACAGCAGGATTGAGTCTACCCACTTTCGTTTGCAGATCTTCCATACCTGCCATCCATTGCTCAATACCAGATCTAATCGACATTGAAGAATCATTAAGAACAGTAATTGTCCATGGTGCATAAATTCTATCACCTGAAAATTTAACTTCTCTTCCACGATATAATACAATTGCTGGATTAATTATTTGTCCTGGTAATTCTGCAACGTTCACTAAAAATGGTGATTTTCTTACAGAATTAGCAGCTCCAGCTACATATGTTGGAAATGAAAGTTGTACTGCAAATTGATTAGGTCTAACTCCACCGTTTGTAAGGGCAGATTTAAATTGTTCTACATTAAATGCTGTGGCCATTAGTTATCTCCCTTTAACCGCCAACTTCATCAAACGAGATACCTGTTCTCGTTGCAACAAAGTTAAGTTGAATAAAATTAATTGATCTTGCTGGTTTTATGAAAATATCAGCAACAAATTCATTTCTATCTATTACCTCACCAGTGTTGTTGGATTCATCACAAACCACTTTGAAATCTGTAATACCTCTTCTACCTTGAATATCCCTAAGGAAGGGTTCTACAAGATTTCTAAATTGGGCTCTTGTAAATGTATCATTAAATTCGAATAGTTGAAACTTAGCTGCTGTAGCTATTGATTTCTCTAATACAATAAACAATCTTCTAACATTTATTCTATCAAATGCAGAAGGTTTAGCAAGAAGTGTCTTATCGCCAAATAATACTGTACCATTACCAGGGAAGGTGACTACTGGATTGACTCCTTTTTTATAAAGTATATCTCTTTCAGTAGCTCTTGGTGAGAAAGGAAGTTTTGTAACACCTTTAACTTGACCTCTATTGAATCCTGCTGGAGAGAAAAATGGATCTGCTACAAAATCAGTTCTTACACAAAGACCTGCTGTATCTCCATTTAATGGAACATATCTGAACACATCATTGAATCTATCATATTGATACTTGTATCCAGAATCCATTACTGCATAAGATGATGAAGGTAATGTATCTCTAAAGCCTGTAACAGCAGTAGCTTCAGATCCTATATTGTTTACTACATCAGTTGACTCTGGTGAAATAAAGACTACACAGTCTTTTCTAACTTCAGCTATATTAGTAATAGCATGTTCTGCTACTGGTTGTGAGGCTTTTCCTAATGGCAAAAGTGAAATATCATATAAATCATCATTTAAAAATATGTTTAAAGCAGTAGTTATATTGCCATCTACTAAATTATCATTTGAAATAGCATTTGATAAGGAAAAGTTAATATTTCCATTACCACTGTTAGTACTCTTAAATGTAGAATCTTGAGCCGCTGATCCCCAAACAGTTCCTAATGTTTCTACATTTGATGTATGTCCTAACCACCAAATATATTTGGATTTCTTATTAATAACTTCTGGATAAAAGTTTGATGTACCATCTGGAAGTTTAGCATCTGATGCTTTTGAAACTAACTCAAATCTTTCTAATATTGTATTAGCAGTTCCTGTCCATGCACCTGTTTCATCAACAACTGCAATATGCATTTCATCATTTGTTCCATTTCTAGTTGAGGCGTATGTTGAAGTTGCTGGTGTATTAGGAAAACTATTTACAAATTCCCAACTAGCATATGTATTTGAATCACATAATGATACTTTTAACGCATTACCTAAAACACCTGGATACTTAGCAGCCCATGCTCGTGTAGTGCCTCCAGAAGAAAAATTACTATCATAATCATCTTCATTTTTAATTAAAACATTAGCTCCTACTTGTGCTCTGGTTCTGCTAACGCCTGCTGTTATGTTAGCGACAGCGTTTTGTGCTCCTGTTCCATCTAATTGTGA